CCCTGACTTTAAGGTTTCTACCATAGAATACCAAGTAGAGGCAGGAACGGACTGGGGACGCTTAGGAGACACTGATGATTATTTTTGGGAAACTAATGCTGAACGAAAACAACGGACGGAGACCACAGATGGACAAACGAGTGGACAAGAGTGAAGACTTTAAACAGTCTGGTATGACTCTTATTACCGAGATCGATAGTGAGCGTTACCTAAAGAAAGCTAGTAAGATGAAAGATGTCAAAGAGGGTGAGATCTTTGACAATCAAGAGGAGTGGGCGGACGGATTCTGCGGTAAGTGATAAATAGAAACAGCCTATTGCTGTGTCTAAATGCCTTCCTTTCAGACATTTAAAGATCTGAGTATTACCTTTAAGAAACATCCTGTATCTGACGATATTGTTTCTGTGAAGGATAAGGCAGCTATTGTACAATCAATCTCTGCCTTACTCCTTACCAACAAGGGAGAAAGACCATTTCAACCTGACTTAGGTTCTGATCTAAGGCGTGCTCTATTCCAACCTCTTGATTATGCAACTGCTGCAATCATCAAGGAGAAGGTTAGAGAGTGCATCACTAGATATGAACCTAGAGTAAGGGTAGATGACATTATTTGTGAACCTGATGCCGATACTAACGGTTATGAGGTTGAATTGTATTATACTATTGTCGGAAGAGATGACAGACCAGTAGCTGCACAATTCTTCTTAGAGCGTACACGATAATGCCTTATACACAGGTTGCTAATTTAGACTTTGAGGAAATCAAAGTAACTCTCAAAGAATACTTGAGAGGACAAACAGAATTTACTGACTATGACTTTGAAGGAAGTGCATTATCGAACCTTCTTGATGTCTTAGCGTATAACACGTATTATACGGCGTTTAATACCAATATGGTAGTCAATGAACTATTCATTGATTCTGCCACCTTGAGAGACAACGTAGTAGCGATTGCGAAGCAACTAGGGTACAGACCCAAGAGTGCTACCGCTCCTACTGCGTATGTCTCTTTTAATGTAAATTATACTAATCCAACAACTGATACTGAACTCATCCTGAAGAAAGGAACAGGATTTATTGCTTCTTATGATAATAACATCTATCAGTATGTTGCACTTGACGATGTAAAAGCACAAGTTGCGAATGACGTAGCTATCTTTACTGATGTTCCTATTGTAGAGGGCACACAGGTAGTCAATACATTCTTATACAGTAGAGCACTTAAGTCTCAAAGATTTATTCTTGACAACAAAAATATTGACACCAATACCATCAGAGTAAAAGTATTTCCTACTGGTGGTAGTTTTAGTGAACCATACCTTGTAGCAGATAATATTCTAGGTGTGGATGGTACATCTAAAATCTTCTTCTTAGACGAAATTGAAGATAATAGATATGAAGTTCTCATGGGAGATGGTGTATTAGGTAGGAAACCAGAAGATCAATCTCGTATTGAGGTTTCTTACATGACTACTGCAGGTCCAGCTAGTAACGGTGTAAAAACTTTCGTATTTAATGGTGTTATTGAAAACCCTGCAGGTGTATCTCCTGCTTCTTTCACAACATCGATCACTTCCACTACTGCCTCAGCGGGTGGTGAAGAACTAGAATCGACCCAGAAGATCAAATATACCGCTCCTAAGGCATACGGCACACAGAACCGTGCAGTGACCTCTCAGGACTATGAAGCAATCGTTCGTAAGATCTATCCAGCAACCAGTGACATCATTATTTTTGGTGGAGAAGATCAAGTACCACCTGAGTATGGAAAAGTCTTTATTGCATTGAAACCAAAAGATGCTAGTTACCTTACTGCACTAACAAAACAAAGTATTATTGCAGATCTAAAGAAATACGTTGTTGCTTCTATTGAACCTAAGCTAGTCGATCCTTCTATTCTCTATGTTGAGATGAATAGCAAGATCTATTACAACGGATCTTCTACTGATCAGACACCAGCGCAGATTAGAGATAAAGTAATCGGTAACGTACAGTCTTATCTTGATACTTCTGATACTGAAAAGTTTAATGGTAAGTTCAGATACAGTAAGATGGTAAGTGTAATTGATGATTCCGATAGAAACATTAATTCTAATTTGACATCTGTAACAATGAGAAAGGATTTCTATCCTTCTCTAAATTCTACCTTCTATTACGAGATTTGTTTCCAGAATACATTTGATAAGGATTGTGACGAACCTGTTCTTTCTTCTACTGGTTTTAGAGTCACTGAGTATCCCAATTTCGATGTGTACATAGAAGATAGGGATGGCAAAATTGTCCTATATACACTAGATAGCGTAACTGGCGAAAAGGTTGTTCTTGACAAGGAACTTGGCGATATTGATTATGATGAAGGTGAACTTAAAATTTACAATTTGACTATCATTAAAGGTAGTTTCTTTGATAATCGTATTTCTGTAAGAGTCAAACCCCTTTCTAATGATATCAAGGCACTTCGTGAAGTGTATCTTGACGTTGACGTTGCAAATTCCTCGTTCACTGCATACAAAGAGTAAAGTAAATGCCTGCTGTAAAGACTAAGAGAATTTCCACTCTGATCGAGACGCAGCTTCCTGCTTTTATTACTGATGAATACGAACTCTTTAGTAAGTTCGTTCAGAAGTATTACGAAGCACAGGAAGTGCAAGGTGGCACTTTGGATATTATCAACAATATCCAGAAGTATGCTGATATCGATTATTATGAAAAGAATCTTCTAACACAGAACGATATCTTAGATACCACTATCAGCGATAGTGATACTACTCTTGTCTTACAAAACGCTACATCATTCCCAAAGAGAAATGGTTACGTTAGAATTGATGATGAGATCATCTTCTATGCAACTAGAACTGATACAGAGCTAAGACAGTGCTCTAGAGGTATTAGTGGCAACACTACTCTTGGCAATCTGTACGAATCAAGTAATTTTACCAGCACAAGTGCTGCAGCACATAATTCAGGACAAAAGGTTCATAACGTTAGTAACCTTTTCCTATATGCACTTGTCAAGAATTTTGAAAGTCAATATCTAGGTTCTTTCCCAGAAAAGTATCTTAAGGGTGAAGTAGACAAGAGAACTTTAATCAAGAACATTCAGAAGTTCTATAAAGCTAAAGGAACTACAAGTTCTATTCAGTTTATCTTCAATACTATTGTTGCGAAGGATCATACTAACAAACCAGAAGTATACAAACCAAGAGATTTTACATACAAATCTTCTGAAGCAGATTGGATTAATGTATATGCACTTAAGTGTAAGGTTATCTCTGGTGACGTTAAAAATCTGATTGGAAAGAAAATTGTTCAGACTGCCACTGAAGAATATGGTTATGCTGATACAACCGTAGATAACGTATATGCTGATGGTACATCAGATGGCGAAGTAATTTACAATATTGTTCTAGCACCTGAGACCGTTAATGGTTCATTTGAGGTATCTACTAAAACTAAGCTAGAGAAAACCCTGTCAGGGACTGCATCTTCAGGGGATAGAATTGATGTATTCTCAACAGTTGGTTGGGGCAAAACTGGATCTATTCTTATCGGAACAGAAACAATTACATTCGATGATAAGAATGTAACTCAGTTTGTTATTGATGAAAGAGCGGCACAGACTGCTGTGCAACATGAAGTGGGAACATCAGTTTATAAACCAGTAACCATTAGTGGTGCTGGTGTTACCTTACTGACTTTGGGTGTTGTATACAACCTACAACCATCCGATGCTCAACCATATTCTGCTACTGGGGACAAGATCCAAATCTCTAATCCAGGATTTGAAACTTCCGATTCTAAGATTGTTCAGACTGGTACTAACCAAACTAGATGGGTGTTGAATACAGGTGCTGCAGTCAATGTGCCTACGCTTCCATCGGTCGCATCCTCGCTAGATCAAGTCTCTACTAATGTGTCTGCTATCTTTGAGGACGAACAGTATTATTATATCACAAGTTCTAGCTATCCATCACATAAAATTCTAGATGGATCAACTGTTAATGAAACTACACTTGATCAGAAACTTCTTCGTATCATTAGGAAGCAAGCAACTAGAACTACAGAACAATATAAAACACCAAAGCGTGATGTAGGTATTGCATTAAACGGTGTTCCTTTCTACGGATATAAAGATCCAGAAAGTATAAGATTTGGTAAGTTAGAAGAGATTAAGGTTGACACCAGAGGAACTGGATACGTCACTCCTCCATTTGTTCTTGTAGATCAAGTTCCTAACAAAGCTAGAGCAGTTCTTACTGGTCAGGTTGTAGAAAGTATTATTGTCGATACACAGGACATCTTCCCAAGAACTCCTGATATCACTATTACATCTGGTCGTAATGCTTCTGTTCGTGCAATTGTAACTGGTGGTAAGGTTACCAGTTTGGTTATTGATAATCCAGGTGAGTTCTACTCTTCTGCTCCTC